TTCCTCCGACGTTCGTTACAGCGCCGCCCGGCTGCATGGCTTGCGAATGAGACTGGGATGTTGGATCAGATACTGGTGTTGGCATTGGAGCTCCATCTTCACCGGATTCTTTACCGCCGAAAAGCCCCCCGACCCAGTTGCCAACGTCACCCGCTATATCCGCAGCGCCCGACGCCGCATCGCCGGCTATATCCGCAGCGCCCGACGCCACGTCACCCGCTATATCCGCAGCTCCCTGCACCGCATCCCCAGCTCCGCCGATAAGTTTAACGGCCCAGTCCGGCAAAATATCCAGAGCCTTTTGCTTCAGCCAATCGAACACTCCCCCAAAAATACTCCTAAATGCTTCGGCCCACGAGTCGATTATTTCCATGAAGCCTTCGCCGATTTTATCAAAACCTTCGCTGAAATTGCCTGATAATATATCCCCTATGCCTGAGAATATTTTTACCATTCCGCTAAACACTCCAGTAACTAAATCTGTTACGACTTTAAATGCTTCTTTGAATCCTGACACTATCGTTTTCAGAACCGGCTGAATATCAAAGCCTAGGAACTCTTGAAAGAAGTCTGCAATGACAGACTCACCGCCTTGAAATGCTTTTGTCAGATCATTAACTGCCCATAATATGCCGGCTACCCCGGCAATGATGAGGGTTATAGGTGATGTTATCAGGGCAAGTGCTCCCGCAAATATTGTAGGGCCAACAGTAGCCGCAACGAACGCGGCACCCACAACGGCAATCAACGGCGCTATCGGTTTCAAGGCATCGAATATGATTTTTGCGCCACCCAGTATCCCGCCGACGACCTCTTTAAAGACCGCAACAATATCCTTAAGCAGCGGCTGTATATCCCAGCCGAAAAATTCCTCGAAGAAGTTTGCAATAACCGAATCGCCGCCTCGGAAAGCTACGATCAGATCATCAAGAACGAGTGCGATAGCTAAAATCCCGGCGGTAATTAAAACGGCAGGAGAAAGTACAAAACCAAGCGCTGCTGCGAATCCAGATGTGCCGATTGTCGCTATGGTAAACGCCGCGCCAGCAGCCAGGATAAATGGTGCCAGTCTTTTGAGCGCGTCAACCAAGTCGACGACAAACTCTACAGTTGCCTCCACGCCATCAACAATCCACTCGTTGTTTTTAGCGAGCAAATCGCTGAAGCCCTCCGCCAGGCCTTCAAGCTCCGGCACAATAGCAACGGCAATTTGGTTTTTAAGTCCGCTCATTGCAGAATCCATCTCCGAGATGGATTCGTTATATTCTTTCAGCCCTTTTTTATCTTCTGGAGATAGCGTGATACCCAGGTCACGAGCGCGCTGCTTGAGCTTATCTGTCTCCGCGCTGGTCTGGCTGAGCATGGAAATCAGGCTGGGATCAATACCGAGCGCCTCGGCATAGCCCTGTTGCTCGCTCATTGATAGGCCTAGCCGCTTAAAGCTGTTGCCGACCTCTCCCAGGATTGCATCGGCGTCTTTAACGTTGCCGTTAGCATCCCGGACACTAATCCCGAGCCGGGAAAATTCCTCACTGCCCTTCTGTGCGGCTTCGCCGATCTTTGCGGATAGACCGCTAATGGATGATTCCAGGGCTTGAGATGATGAGCCTGATTGTTCAGCGGCAAATGACAACTCTTGGAGGGATGCGACAGCCACGCCGGTTTGCTCGCTGAGATCGAACAGAGGTTGAAGGGACTGACTAACCCCAGACGCCCACTTAGCGACCGCAAAGGTGGCGGCACCGAATGCTGCGCCCATCGCGCCGAGAAGTTTGATGCTTTCGCCGAGGCTATTGTTGTAGTCCTTGAGAGGCTTGGTGGATCCTTGGAACGAAAATTTTGTGATGATTTCTGATACTGCGGCCATTATCGCTCCCTCTGCGCTTGTTCCATCCGGTATTGTTCAATCGCGGATGTAATTTCTTGATACTCAACTGCATCCAGAAAGTCTCCCGTGTCCATATCTCTGACTTGATCCAGGGTCCCGTAGCCGTACCGAACCAAGGCATGTTCGATCATAACTTCGTTCGACAAGTTGCTGTATGCAATAAGGCTCGGTTCAGACAGGGGGACCGGAACTGTTAGGCGCCAAGGCTGCCTTTCAAAAAAGGGTAGCTGATAGCTCCAAGCATGGTGGTAATAAAGATAACGTAATCTTCTGGGTACTCTTCCCAGTGGTTCGGCGATTTACTAAGCTGTGCGTCCTCAAACAGCACGGTGTCCATGATGACCTTCTCGACTGGCTCGAACTCCGCCGAGTCGAGAAAGGAAAAATCGCCGGTCTGGATATCATGTTGATTTTTGGTGAAGAACGCAAACACCCGCCGCCGCTGCTTATGCGTCATCTTAGTCAACTTATATTCTCGTCCGCTCGGGAGCGTTGCCGACTGATCATCGTGGACGGCCTTTAGCATCGCCAGTGCTTGCGTTCTTTCTGATTGTGGTTCTTCGGTCATGTTGTCACCTTATAGGTTGCGGGATGCGTTGCGGAATCGAATCACGTACTCCTGAACAGCGTTGCCGTCAGTGCCTGATTTTGTGCTTGTCGGCTGAGTCGTTACGCTGCCAAGCTCCAAGCTCCAAGACTCCACGCCGTCGGTGCCGTCGCGATTGAAGTTTTCCTTTACGCTGCCATTTACGACGACCGGGGGTGATTGTCGGAGCAGGTTGTTCAGAAACCCGTCCGACTCGCTGTAACGCTGGACCCTGAGAGTCAGGTCATGAACGCCACGATCCGAACGCTCATTGATATTTACACCGCCGTTGGTGCTATTGATATGCGATGTGGCTGGATTGGCCGGGGTCAGGACTATGTAATCCCCCTCTGCCAAATCGACAATGGCCGTGCCGTTAAGGACAACGGTTGTGCTGTCTACTGCTAATGCAATGCCTGCCATGATGCGTGCTCCTTAACGGTTTACGTTGACGATGATGTCTACGGAATGAATAGCGCCGGCCAACTTAACCGCGCCCTGTAGTACAGGAGACTGTCGGGCCTCGCGTGAGTTCTGGGCCTGCGCTGCAAGTGATCCTGCCAGCCAGTAAAAGCCGTTGTTGCTAATGCCTCGCCGGAACGTGTCTAGGTCGCCAAATGTGTCAGGGCTTGACCATGTGCCGGGCGCAAATACGCCTGCGCGTACAAATTGCAACGTGGTTTTTTCTGCTTGGTCAATCAACTGGTTCACGCCGCGAGTGGTCTGCGGAATCTTCGTGCTGGTTTGTTTGAGCAGGTTGTACATGTCGATTTGCAAGAAATCCACATACGCAATCAGGTTGTAACGTTCGTCGGTAAAGTTGTTAGCGCCACTGGTCAAAATTGCAGGCGTTAATTTAATGGTCGTGTACAGGTCTAGGCCAACAGTCTGCGCCTGGTTAACCTGGGTCTGTGTGTATTCCTCTGCTGCCACTGACAGCTCTTTGAGGTGCATGGTCAGCGCTGAATTTTCAGCAGCGAAGTTAACGGTATGTGCCCGCGCCATGTACGACGCCGCCAGCTTGCGGTTGCCTGCCTTGCTGTACAGCATCCGGTAGTTCGTCAGGCTGGACAGCTTGATGTCCCACACGATGTTAGACGGGTCAACCAAGAAGTTTGCAGGGCTGTTGAACACATCATATTGCAGCACGTCGTTAGCTTGGCCCCACTCTGCCAAGGTCTTGGACTCTTCATCTGTTGGGTTGTCGATGAACATAGCGCCACGGAACTTCACCTGGGCGAACAGCTCAGTGATTGCCGCCAGCTTGGTTTCAGCGGTTAGCGTTTCAGCCGCCGCGCCTTGAGTCAGGAAGCCGCCGGAGCCGGTTGTCAGCGCCAATGTCTGGCCGATGAATGTTCCGGTGCCTGGGTCGCTTGCGAACGTGACGGTGCTGGATGCGCCGCTGGTGTCGCTTGTAATCACAACACGCTGATCACTGATTGACGCGGTTGCGCCGGTCAGCTCTGCGTCGATAACGTCCACAATCGCCGCCAGCGTGGTTGCGCTCTGGAAGTCCAGACCGGTCAGCGCTTCGGGCACGCCGTCCACGTCCACGGTTAGGGTTCCGTCTGCTACCTGTTGCAGGCCGCCGACTACGGATGCCTCAGATAGCTGTGCGCCGTTTAGGCTTGCCGATGTTGCCATCAGGGTTTCTTCTGCACCGCGCCAATAGCCGATGACCAGGAAGCCACCCGCGTTGGTGGCGTTGGGTGACGTGCCAAAGAATGAAAGCGCGAAATCATACGCCTTGCTCGCTGTCCCGAAGTCAGTTGCAACGCTGCCCGAGTCGGAATAGATCCGGTAGCGACTCGCGGATGACAACGGGCCTTGCTGCTCGCTGGTCAGCATTGTGACCACGTTGGGGTTGTCTGCCATTGCCAATGCGCCGCTTTGCAGCAGGGTGACGGTGACGACGTTATTAATGCTTACACTCATGGTCAAATCCTCTGTTTAAAGTGCTGTTACGCGGATTCTATGATAACAGTAAAAGGGTTACGGCGTATCTTGTGGGATTGGTGTCAACCCCAGCGCCTTGATGTGATCTTGCGCTGACTCCAGCCTGTCACCCAGTATCACCGCGATAACGTCCGGTGTGGCTATGCCGCCGTTGATCTGTAGCAGTGCCTGTGATCGTGTGGCGGCTGCCAAGTCCATGTCGGGCGCGTGGTCAGGGGCTTGTAATGGCTGGCCTGCTATCTGTGCGAATATTGGCTTAGCAACCGTTGAGGATACAGCATACAAATTACCTTCTGCGTCCTGCCACGCTGCCGTGTTGAACGTTTGGTCGTCTGCGGCTGATTCACCCAAAGCCAGAGCCAGTTGATTGGCTTCTGCAATTAAGGGTTCAGGCACAGCTATGGTTGCACGTTGTTGGTACTTAGTCATCATATCAGTAGCCTCCGGTTACTGAAACTGTCCAGCCGCGTGAGCGTAGGGTGTCGATAGCTGCCTCGCCTGTTGATGACGGGGCAGAGCCGCCTGATTGGTCAAAT